TTTGTTTTTCTAATTTTTCTAAATTTTTAAATGAGTGTTCTAATACCCATAAACACATTGCCAATGACATCAACAAGTCATCATGATAACCGTCCATGTGGTCTGGTCTACCGTTTTTGTATATAAAGGTTTTCATTTCAGATGTTAACCTAGCTGAACGTATCTTAACCCCATTGGTTCTAATAACATATTCAAGATTAGCAACCATAGGTAAACGTACAGAAGTTGCTTGAAAACCTGGTATTTTATTTTCTTTGTTATAGCTTTGTAATTCACGTTGTCTACCTGATAAAATCTTACCATTTTGATTATCATAATGTAGATGTTTGTAATTAAATTCCATTAATTTTAAAACGGTTGAAACACCCATACCGCCAGTAACATCGACTACAGTGTACGCTTTATACATCTCGCCATATTCTTCAACTAATTGCGCTAATAAGTCTGGTTGTATCTTACCTTGGTATTCCATTACTTGTTCCATGGTTGTAAAATCTATCACAACAATAGTTGATGCGTCTTGTCCATCACCCCTAGATACGTCAACACCCATTATGTATTGGTGTCCTTCTTGTGGTAATTCCCAAATCCAAGTTTCATGTTCGGCCCCTTTCGTTATCAATGGGTCTTGAACATTGTGTTTATTTTGAAAATCTATGTATTGCTCTTCAATAACGTTACCACCAGAACCGATAAATGACACATCTAATTCTTGTGCAATCATCTTAGCATCGTTGTTCATACCTAAACACATTTCTTCATACCAAGAAGAGGTTGGCTTCCAACCGTCTTCAATTCTTTTATTGTATGAATCAAATGTAAACTCAAATTCGGTCTCTATTAGGTCATCTTTAAGCCATCTAAGGTCTTTGTTATAACGCATATCTTCGTACCATTTCATTTCAATGATATTGAAGTTGTTTTTCTTTTTCTTTGCTTGGTCGTATGTTTTGTAATATAACGCATCCATACCACGTGGTGTTGAAATAAGTGTAGCTTTACCACCAGTACCTAACGCAGTCAAAGCAGCACCAAATACTTCAGCACCATTGTCAATATACGCAGCCTCATCCATTACAAGATATGTTGGTGTAAAACCACGTAACGCATCCTTAGAGGTAGCAACCGCTTTTACACGACTACCATTAGGTAATTTAATTTCTTTCTTAGAATCGGTTAGGAAAATAGACTTAGCTTCATTCTTTGGATTGCCGTAGTATTCTTCACCCCAAACCCATCTTGGTAACTGTGATAAGAAATCTTTAATCTTAGCCAAGAACTCAAATGCCAACTCTTGTTTGTTGGCAATGATTAGAATCGCTTCTGGGTTGTCTTCATCAGCAAAGCCAACCTTAATTGACATATAAGCAGCTGTAGTTGTTGACACACCAGCTTGTCTAGGTTTTGTTACAAGGTTAAATCTATGTTTTTGATATGCGTATATAATTTCTTTTTGTCTGGGAAACAACTTAAAAGGTACAAAACCTTCTTGCGTTTTGTCAAATGTCTCCAAATAAGTCTCAATCGCATAGATTGGGCTTTGCAAACATTTAACATATTCTTTGAAAATTTCACTAGTTGTTAGCATAACTTTTTTATAATAAATATGCTAACATATGTCAAAAGCCTTATTTAACAATAAAGGCCCTAATTAGGACCCTTATTTAAAATAATTCTTCGAAGTCAAAACCATCAGTTTGTGTATCTGGGTTATTATTTGGTTCATCGCCAAACAAGTCTCCGTAGTCAAATCCCTCTTCATCGTTTTTTTGTTCTAAATTTTTATTAGAAACACCTTTCATGGCTTCATTAAATTCATCTTCTTGTAAGCCTTTTTTAACCTCATCCATAATGGTTTTAATAATCTTTTTACCTTCTTTGGTACCAGCCATTATTTCTCTCATCTCTATGTTAAATTCTTTGACTGGTAAAGCGGCTAATTCGCTATATACATGGTGTTTTAATTTAAAATCCTCTGCTTCAATTAAATGTGTAAAACGTTCCCAAAGACCTGGACCAAGACGCATATCCCATGGTTCAGCTTCCAAGAAATCCGCTTTATTTATAACATACTGACCAATACTTTTTTTCTTAGGCAAACCATGTGCTGAAAGCAATTCCATAACACCCTTAACCAATTCATGTATAAGCACTGGGAATACCATTGCTTGTGCGTATATAACAGCTTTAGGGTTATCCTTGTTTGGAAATTGTACTCTAACAATACCAGCATTAATTTTATTTTCTAAATTAGGTATTAAATAATAAGCAGAATCAGCAGCAGCCATCATCTTGCTATATTTGTTTGGTAAACGTGGGTCTAATTCTGTTAGTTCATTATCTACCATGTGGAACATGTGATTACATTTTTTAGCGGCACCTTGGGTCATAGCGTTTAAAAACCTACGTTTATAAACTTCTTCGTTTGCACTAACCATTTCATCATGGTTTTTAAATTCTGTCTTAGTAGCCATTGGTGTTGGATGTTTCTTGGTACCCTCCATATTTATCGTTTCAGTTAATTCAGCATGGATTTCAACAACGTCTTTACCCATATCAAATTCTTCACGAATCATTTTTTCGGCCAATTTTTCCAACGCTTTTTTGTGGTTTCGTTCTAAACTCATTGTTTCATGCACAATAGGTGCCATACCAGTTAAAATTTGTTTTGTATCAAAGGTATCGGTATCAAATGCACGTTTATAACGTTTTACAACTTCACTGAAGCGTTCACCCATTATCTTTTGTTCAAAATTTGATTCATCACCTTCTGGAAATATTGGGTGTTTACCTAATGAGTGTTTTCTTTCTAATAAATCTTGTTCTAATTTAGGGTGCATTCGTTCAGACATACCTTCTGGGTAAACAACACCTTCGTTAAGTGTTGTTGATTTGTTAGCCTTTCTTAATGCGGCTTCAGCCAATTTTTTAAAATCACTCATTATTGTAAATCTTTAACTTTTATAACCTTTATTTTTTTAACCTTATTCTCCAACATATTCTTAGTTATAACTTTTTTTTCAGTTATTGCTTGTGGTTCTGCCTGTGGTTCTGCCTGTGGTTGTGTTGATGGTTTTGAAAGGTCTTTTAAACCAATTATCAATTTACTTAAACCATTTCTAGGAACTCCAATAAGTTCAGCAAAAGCTGCTATAACTTCTCTTTGTGCAATTGGTGTTTTAATTGTTTTGATAATGTTTGTAGGAATTCTCTTGCCAATCATATCCATTAATTTTTTGGCTTTAACGTTCATTTCTTCATCGCTCTCTTCACCAGTAGGCATTACTTCATTTAATGTTTCGTCTTTTCGTTTACGAGCACCAAATAATCTTTCGTTCATATATTTTTTAAAACTACCAACACCCATGTATTGTTCTTCAGCCGATTTGTCACAAGAAAGTATTTCTTCTATTGTTTTAAATTTGCGTACTTCATTAGTTTGTCTATTTACCAAGTAGTGTTTAAACCCTTCATATGTGTCCTCGTCAACTGTTTTACGGTCTTCATTTTCATCGTCTTCATTTTCATCATCATCAGCAAAATCTTGTCTATCGTGGAATTCTCTTTCAGCTGCTGGGTAGTCATATTCTTTTTCTTTTTTAACAACCGCAATATCTTGGCCTACCATACCCATTTGTTCTTTCATTGGATTGGCAATATTTTCTTCAAAATATTCCATTGAGTGAATAATATTTTCACCAGCCTCGTTAACATCGTCAAAACAATAGACACCTAATATTACTTCTTTATCTTGGTTCATACCTCTAACCATTTGGTATTTCTTATCACCAATATTAAACGGTTGAGAAATCTCACCACTATTAGCATCTTTTACGTTAGATAAGTATTTTATAGTTGCTTGGTCTTGTGGTTCTATTACAGCCTCTGGTTCAACCATTTCATTTTCTTCCATTTGAGCATCCATTGAAGAAGTATTATATGGTTTATCACCAGTTATAGTAACTGTTTTTTTATCTTGAGGATTTAACTTACCCTTAATTTTGGAATAAGTAGTATAATCCATATTTAATTCATTTATTTTAATTTTCTTGTTCATGTTTTTGGGTCTTATAATTTAATATTAAGTCTTTTTCGTATAACTTTTCTTCAACTTCCTCAAATGGTTCACCAAATTTAAAACAAAGTCTTTTATCTGGGTATGTTTGATATGCATCTATATTCTCCCAAGCTAGGGCCAATACGCCATCAATTGCATCCCAAACAGCAAATGTATCACTATTTTGGATTACATCTAAAATCAATTGAGATTCAAGTCTACCTACTTTTTTGATAAAATTATCATGAGGTGCTGATGGTCTACCAGAAGCTGGGGTTGCATCCCAATCTTCTCCGTCAATATTTTTAATAGAATCAGAAAATATAAACTCATAAATATGATTATTTTTATAATCCTTTCCAACCATATTTACATATATTAAAAACAAATCCTTCATTATATCTTAGCTTTTGGGTCTGGTTGTACCTCTGGCATAGGCAAGAATGGTTTATTTCTTCTGCTTGGTGCTATGTTAGGTTGGGTTTTATCTGGTGCTGGCATTACCTGTGGTTCTGGAGCAACTTGTGGTTGAATCATTGGTTCATTCATAGTACTATCTTGATTAAAGGTTTCTTGTAATTTATGTTTTAGATACATCTTATCAAATATACTAATTTTTTTTGATTCTTGCAAGTCATCTTCAACAATTTTAGAAACTGGTTTTGATGACCACATTCTACATGACCAATATTTAGGTGTTGTTCTATCTTTAGCTTGTGCGCATTTATGACGGGCCCTAAAAGATTTTCTTCTCTTTGGGTTATCTCTTTTGATTTCCATGTTAGGGTCGCCAAAGTTAACCTTCACAACTTTACCCTTTTTGTTTTTTACAAACACTTTGAATTTTTTCACATCACCCTTTGTAGGTTTTCCTAAGCTAACTTTTTTACCATGGTATTCAGCTTCATTGATATTGACATCTTCAACATTACCATATTCATCTTCATATCCAGCATCGGTGTCACCATCGTAAGCATTCAACGTATTTGCTAAGAAGTGGTATACTTCTTCCATATCATCAGCGGCTGTTGCAATGTGGTCTACAGCCCAAGCATGACCATCTGATAAGATAGAATCAACCATATCCTCATCCATTTCCATTATTTCAGAAGATGCGTGTAAAATAGTTTTAAGACTAGCAAAGAACATGTAATTTGCCATTTCGCTATTTTCTGACATCATATCTGGTTTAGATTCCATGTTGTATTCTAAGAAATGGTATACTTCCTCAATATCATCTTTTGATGTTATAACATGTTCTACAGCCCAATTGTGACCATCACTAAGCAATCTATCAACTTCTTGAATATCCATTCCTAAAATTTCAGCAGCGTTATCATTTATGTTTTTTAAATTTTGCCAAAACATATAGTTGTTTGATTCATCCATGTTTTCATAAACATTATATTCTGATTCATTGGTAGCTTTTTTTCCCCATGAATCACCTCTACCTTTTGATTTACAAGCACCTGGAGTTGGTCTACACGATGGGTATTTGCTTCTTTTCTCACCTTCTTTTCTACCACATGGTTTGCATTTACCATCTCTACATGTATTACAATCTACCCAACCTTTACTACCTTTACCACCTCTTCTAGAAAACCATCCATGCAAACCACTTTCTTTTTCTTTTGAAAAATCAGTTTTTTTAGCTGCCTCATCAATTTGCTCGTCTGTCATGTTTTTGTAATCACCTAATTTAGACAAATCTTCTTCTTTAACTCCTTTCCAAATTTTACCTTGTCTACATTTAACAACAGCACCTGAAGCATAAGCTGAAGGCCATACATCATATTTTCTTTTTGCGATTCTAGTACATCTATCAGATTCATCTAAGATATCGTTTGAACCTTCTTGAAACATATTATTCTTTTTAGGTTCATCTAAGAAGTAGTTTTCATAAACACTTAACTCTTTTAATTCTTCTTCTTTATCATTAGAAAACCCATCTGAATCATTACCACTATTGTCATTACCGAAATCGCTAGGGTTGCCAGAATCATCGCTGGTATCTTCTTGATTATTTGAATTATTGTCTTCATCGTTTCCAGCTGTATTAACTTTTTTGATTATATCGTCTTTATCTTCACTATCCATTTCAGCAGTGTGAGTTGCTGACAATAAAGAATTGATTGCGAACTTTTCTAGCTCGAAATCTGGTTGACCTTGTTGTTCGGTATATTTTCTTAAGGATTGACCCAATTTACCAGTTAATTGTTCGATGAATTTTTTTGGGTCGCTATTTTCATCTGCTTCTACACCAGCATCAAATGGTTCATCATCAAATGGTTTATCAGATGATGTGTCAGACGATGTGTCAGACGATGTGTCAGACGATGTGTCATCACCAAAATTTAAATCTGGTGCGCTATCTGTTGGGGTTGATGCTGGGGCAGCTGGTGCTGGCTCTGGACCAGCAAGTTTTAGTTTATATTTTGTGTCTTCAATTAGACTTTTTTTTTTAAGCCTTCTTTAGTGGCTCCAGCTATTTTATCAGCGTAAGTAATCTTATCTTTAGGTTCAGCTAAAGCTGCAAATTTCTTATCTTCTGGTGACATTTCTTCAGCCTCTTCCATAGACTTATCACCTCTTAATTTTTTAAAATCATCACTATCCAACTTTCCGTTTTTATTCACGTCAAGTTTTGATTGACCACCTTTAAGCTCTTCGTTGGTTGAGTAATATCTCTCCAACATTTCATCAACATATTTTAAAGCTGCCTCACCTTCACTAAGTTCTTCTTCAACTTCTTGTTTTGCTGATTCTTCACCATCTTCTTCTTCATAAAGAGGTTTGTTGCCTTCTAAATTACCTTCACCAGTAAAACCCATACCTTTCATTTCAGCAAAACCAGCAACATCTTCAGATAATAAATTATCATTTTCAAACACATTTATTTCACCAGTGAAATTATATGCTTCAGCCAAGCTTTTAAACTTAAGATTTAAGTGTTTAATTGCTTTAGCGTATGAAGAATAAGCCTCGTCTTTTTTATTCATCAGACCACCAATATATTTAAAGTCTTCAGCAACAATCTTGCTTGTTTTTGTGGTCTTTTTAATATACCATTCATGGTTTTCTCTAACAATAGCGTAAGCGTTACCATCTGGGCCTATCTTTGTAAGCTCTATAACAACGTTAGATTTATTTTCGTTGATAGGTTTTATACCCATCAATTCAATCATACGTTCATTTATCTCTCTTCCTTTAAGACCAACAGGGTTTATTCTAATATCTTTTTTCATTGTTTGTATTTTAATTTATTTTATCTTACTATAAGTATTGTGTTTAATTACTTAAATTTGTACTACCTTGGAAAACATTATTATTTTCACCTAGTAAATAACAACCAACACCACCACTAATACTTTTAACCAATAGATTTAAATTACTAGATTGGCCTATTGTTACAGAAACACCGTTTATTGTGGCTGTACAGCCAGTCATTCCACCAAATATTTCGGTATAAGTATGCGCACTAAAAACTGGTGCATTCGCTGGGACAATTATACTATGTATATCATTAACATTAGCCATATTTAATTTTTATTTATAAATATCAGTAGAAAATAAAAAAGCACCAAAATGGTGCTTTTATTTAATTTAGGTGATTTTTTAAGTCAATTGGTTTCATAATGTTTAATTTTATTAATTTTTTTTTATTTCATAGTAAAATGAATCACTGTCTTCAGTTATCCACCTATCTGATTGGTTTTCAACTGATATTGACTTTGTGTCAACTTTAAATTGTTTTAAGTCTTCAGGTAGTGATTTGGTAATCCAATTACTATCTTTCCAAAAAAGCCTATTGTTTGGTTGACACAATAAATATCCATCATCTGATTCAAATATGTGTCCACATTTATAATCAGATGGTTCATCACTATATGCGTTGTTATACCAATCAACGGTAAACATATATGTTCCCCAGACTTTTACCCCATCTCTTAAAACAATCTGAGCTCTATGAAACGATAAAAATTCATACTTAATTACAGAAACATTTTCACTAAAACAATCCCATAATTGTTTAAAATTGAAAGGGATATCATTTGTTGGTATTTTAGTGTAAATTTCCGATAACGGCACTCTACTTCTCATCATACCGTTATCAGTCATAACGTGAAAAGTAAGTATTTGTCCAGAACAAGATTGAATACCAAAAACATAAACATTATAAAATTCGTTTTCGTCTGTTGAATTTTTAGTAAAATAAGACTTTTTAACAAACGCTTTAAACGAAGGTATGTTTGAATTTAATTTCATAATTTTAATTTGATAAGGGTAATTTTATTGTTGGGTGTGATTGGTAGTTTACCAATTGTATATCATCTTCTAATAAACACTTACAAAAGTTATCATCACTAAAGCTATTAAATACAGATAAAGCTGATATAGGTCCTACACCACATTCTCCACTTTCAGTTGGCCAGAACTCGGTATTTATACTTAGAGTTGGTAAAGGGAAAGGTTTTCTAAATTGTTCCTTGATAGGCTCTACGTGGTTTGAGTATAAGTGTACGTCACCTAGGTTGCCAATAAGTTCATCTGGAACCATATTAACGGCCTTAGCGATGATTTCAAGTAGCAACCCATAGCTTGCTATGTTAAATGGTAAACCTAATCCTGTATCTACACTGCGCTGATTCCACATTAAAGAGATTGCTCTGTTTGGGATGTTATACTTACTCATTATTTCATTATACCTCCCCCAAAAGTCTTCTAATTCTTTACTATCTGCTGGTATATTTTTTTCTCTACATACTTTCCATAATAATTGTTTTCTTTCTCTTTGACTTAGCTCTCTTGTATAAACTTGAAATAAATTATGACAAGGTGGAAGTACAACTGAGTCTAAATCTGCTGGGTTCCAAGCTGTAACGATTAATCGTCTACTGTCTGGATTTATCTTAAGCTCTTTTATTAGGTTTGCGATTTGGTCGATTGGCTGTTTCCATTCCACATCTATTATATCTGAGGTTTCTGTTGTTGTTCTAGTAGCTCCTTTATATTCATATTCACCCCAACTTCTCCATTGTGCCCCATAAATTTTTCCTAAATCACCCCATTTTTTAGCAAACTCATCATCAGTTTTTATTTTTTCGATAAATTCTTTCTTTGAAAAAGGTATTGGTATTTTTATTTTACCTAATGGTGTATCTATTTCTGTCTCTTTTAACCATTTAATATCACCACCTTTTAAGTAAAAATTATAGCAGTCCCCATCCCAAATATGAACATCGTTATCAAGAAGGTATTTAATGTTGGTATCACCACGTAAAAACCAAATGAGCTCACTTACAATTGATTTCCAATGCAACTTCTTTGTTGTTAAAAGAGGAAAACCATCTGACATCTTATGTCTTATTTGTCTACCAAATACAGATATGGTGCCAGTACCTGTTCTGTCGCTTTTAGTATGTCCGTTATCAATAATGTCTTGGACTAATGCCAAGTATTGTTTATCTAAGTTATTCATCGTTTTTTTGGTTATAAAATTCTTTAACAAAATTCACCACCTCATCTGGGACAGGTATTAGATTACCATAGCTTGTCTTATGTTCCATCAAACCCCTTTTCAATAAAGAAGCTATCCAACCAGAAAATTCCGATGAAATATTTAACGTTAATTTGTCTACGACAAATATATCATATGATATATTTTCCGTTTTTTCAACGGTGTTATCATCTTTGACTTCACCTATAGCCCTAGCTGAAACACATATCGTTTTATTTCGACTCAATAGGTCTTTTATTGTATTTTCGGCAACACCATCATTAAATTTTATAGATTTACCGTCATCAATAGTGTAACCTACCACCACACCGTTATATTTTACAGGTACCTCGTTATTCATAATAATAATATTCTGTTTTACCTTCATATTCTTTTTCTGACTGAGTTAGTGTTTTAATTGCTTTCTCACCAGTAAAAGGACAATAGTTAACTTTAGTTGCGTATTCACCATTTGATACCCACATATAACCTTCGTGGTCTATTATAACTCTATCAATAGCTTGTCCCCACATACCTTTTTTCGAATAATGGTTAGTAGTAAAGGTTACCATACCCTCTTCACCGATATACCCACCAAAATCATCTTGTAACTCTATATCAGCTAATTTTTGATAAAAATCTTCTTTACTTAGACTAGTGGCTATCACTGAATTTTTTACTCTGTTTTCTTTGGTGATATAAAACATCATCACGCCTGGATATTCTTTTGTTTCGCTTTTTGCGGCATAGTCTTTATAGACCGTTGCTTTTAATTTTTCTCTTTTCATACTTATGCGGCTTCAGTTATTTCTGGTTGTTTATAAGCAACCTTCTCAAAATCACTTATTTTACCTTTTAATTTTTCAATAACATCTTGAGAAATCTTACCTGTACTTATATAAGTGCTAAGTACACCAGTAATTGTCTCTAACATAGCTTTGGTTCTACCTTCTAAAGCAGCTGAATCTTCAGCACCCTTAAGTTGTTCTACTTCGGTTAAGATGGCTTTAACTGCTGCGTCTTCTAATTTATCTAATTTTTCAAAGTTTGAATATTTTTTCTTGATATACGTATTGAATGTCGTACCATTGCTTTCGGCTGTTTCAAACCTTGTATAATCGGTCAAATCAATTGATGGGTATTTGTATTGCCCACCATTGTTAAAGATAACTGTTAAGTCTTTGGTGGTTGTGTCAAAGATTGATGCGCATATCGTTGATGACGAATACATGGCTTTAATTTTTCCGTTTTTTTCTTGTCTTTTTAAAATCATTGTTTTTTATTTTATTTGTATTATTGTGCGTGTGTCTTATAAGCTTTTACTTCACTTAAGGGATAAATCTTACCAGTGCTAGTGTTTGAATTATTGATATTACGTTCATCTATTACTATTATTATATAATCACCAGTAATCATAAACCCACAATCTTCATAACTAATACTAGTTGTTAAGGTCTTATCCTTTAAATCACTATATAGTAATAATTCAATCTTACCGAATTTTGGTATTGTATTCATAGACAATGTTTACTTTTTGTACAAATATACGAATATTTATTTAAATAATCAAGTACTTGTGAAATTAAAATTTTATTGGTATCTTTGTTAAAAATTACAAGTATGCATAGAGAAGTTAGCCTTAAGGCTAAACAGATTACAAGTGGTTCAATTAAAGAGGCCAACACGTTCGATGATGTAAAGGTAAAACCAGAACACATTGTTTTATCTATCTTGATGGATGATGATAATGATTGCGTTAAAGCGTTTAACTTATTAAATGTTAACACAATCGAACTTTACGATAGAATATCTGACCATTTAAGAAAAAATGATATAACACCTAGAATAACAAGGACGATAAACAATAGGAAAAAATTACCATTTTCTGATGATGTTAGAATGATTTTTAGGTCTTTAGATAGAGAATGTGAGTCGTTAAACGATGAGGTTATTGATGTGACTCACATTATGTTGGCTATTCTAGCCAAACCAACAATAAGCAGCAAAATTTTAAGTGAAATTTACGGAGTAAATTATAATAGTTTTAAAAAAACAATAAAAGAGATGAAGAATGACCTTAACCGTGCGTATGATAGTGAAGAACAAGAAGAAAATGAAGGTTTTAAAAAGAAACCAAAACAAACAGATGGAAAAACCAAAACTCCAGTATTAGATAATTTTTGTAGAGATATTTCAAAAGCTGTTGATAAGGGTGAGATTGACCCAGTTGTTGGTAGAACAATAGAAATAAAACGAGTTTCTCAAATACTTTCACGTAGAAAAAAGAATAACCCAATATTAATAGGTGAGCCAGGTGTGGGCAAGACGAGTGTGGTTGAAGGATTAGCACAATTAATAAAAGATGGTAACGCACCAAGACCGCTTATAAATAAAAGAATCCTAACACTTGATTTAGCTTCATTGGTTGCTGGAACAAAATACCGTGGGCAATTTGAAGAACGTATGAAAGCCATATTAGAAGAATGTAAAGCTAATTCAGATGTAATCCTATTCATTGATGAATTACACACGATTGTAGGTGCTGGAAACGCTTCTGGGTCATTAGATGCCTCAAACATATTTAAACCAGCATTGGCCCGTGGTGAAATACAAATTATTGGAGCAACAACACTAGATGAATATCGTGAAAATATAGAAAAAGATGGTGCTCTAACAAGACGTTTTCAACAAGTGTTAGTTAATGAACCAACTCTAGCTGAAACAAAAATCATACTTATGAACATAAAAGAAAAGTATGAAACACACCATAGGGTTAAATACACTGAAGAAGCAATTGACGAATGTGTTAAATTAGCTGATAGGTATATTATGGATAGAGCCATGCCAGATAAAGCTATTGATATTATGGATGAAGCTGGTGCCATAACAAACGTTTCTTTGGAAAAACCAGATAATATTAAAAAACTTGAAGCCAAAAAATCAGACATCATTAACCAAAAGAAAGATGTTGTTTTAAAACAAAAATATGAAGAGGCGGCTAAACTTCGAGACCAAGAAAAGAAAGTTATTGATGAATTACAAAAAGCATTGGATGCTTGGAATAGTTCACTCGAAAGTAAAACAACCGAAGTTGGTGTTGATTTGATTTCTGAAGTTGTTTCTATGATGTCTGGTATACCATTAACAAAAATATCCATTCAAGAAACCAAACGTCTTATGGCTATGGATAAAGAACTTACAGGTAAAGTTATCGGTCAAGATGCTGCTGTTTCTAAGGTGGTTAAAGCAATCAAAAGAAATCGTATCGGTATCAAAGATAAAAACAAACCTGTTGGTTCATTTATTTTCTTGGGTCCTACTGGTTCTGGTAAAACAATGTTAGCTAAGCTTTTGGCTGAGTATGTTTATGGTGATTCAGATTCTTTGATACGTTTTGACATGTCAGAGTTCATGGAAAAGCATAGCGTATCAAGATTGGTTGGTTCACCTCCAGGTTATGTTGGTTATGAACAAGGGGGTCAATTAACTGAAAAAGTTAGAAGAAAACCATACTGTGTTATATTATTTGACGAAATAGAAAAAGCACATGAAGATGTTTTTAATATTCTCCTTCAATTATTAGATGAGGGCCAACTAACGGATGGCTTAGGTCGTAAAGTTAATTTTAAAAACGCTTTGATTATTCTTACTTCTAATATTGGTGTTAAAGAATTAACTTCATTTGGTAAACCAATGGGTTTTGAATCTTCTTATAATATTGTTGATGAAGAAAATAGAGCACGTGAAATAATTGAAAAAGCATTAAAGAAAAAATTTAGACCAGAGTTTCTTAACAGAATTGATGAAGCTATTGTCTTCAGACATTTAACTGAAGAAGACATACATAAGATTATTTATCTTGAAATAAATAATTTAGAAAAACGTCTTTCTGAATTAAACTTTAAATTAAAGATAAGCAAAGAAGCAGTAAGTTATTTAGCCAAACAAGGATATGATGAAGCTTACGGGGCTAGACCACTAGCTAGAGCCATTCAACATTATGTCGAAGATGGTATTGCCGATGAAATCTTAAATGGTGATATCGTTGAAGGTGAAACTATCAATATCACTTTTGATAAAGAAAAAGAAACCATATTAATAAAAGGTAGTAAAGCTAAATCTAAATAAATAATAAAGGCCCCTTTTTGGGGCCTTTTGATATTTATATTTATGATTGAAGATGAAATAAAAAAACTTTACGGTGACTATCTAGACGGATTGGATATTTATGAAAATAGAACCAGTTTAAAAATTAGTAAAATAGTTTTAAAACCAGAAGCTAGACAAGGCGGTATTGGAACTAAGATTATGAATGCAATAGTTAACTATGCTGACAGAAACAAACAAATAGTAACTTTAACCCCGTCTTCTGATTTTGGTGGTGATAAAAACAAACTTATTCAATTTTATAAACGTTTCGGTTTTAAACATAATAAAGGCCAATATAACAGCCTTGAGTTTAGTGATTCAATGATAAGATACCCTAAATTAAATGAAAATATGAAACCTCTTATTAAGGGTTTACTTAGAATAAGTTTAACTGAGAATATTATAACGCCACCAAACATACCAAATACTATGAATTTTTGGCATGGTGGTAATTTAGACGATTTTAACGAACTTATCGCCCAAAAGAATGGAAGATATGAATATGGCTCTGGTCTATATCTTATCACACACCATGGTACCGCATTAAAGTATTCTAAAGGTAATCGTAAACTATATATTGTAACCGTTGAATTAGGACACGATATCAACGATTCGTTAATAGATATTAATTCAATAACGAATTTTATAAATTCTTTTGTTATTGCAAACAAAAGAAAAGAAATAATATCTAGGGTTCAAAAATATGTTGTTGATGACAAGGTAAAAGGATTTATTTTAAATAATATCTTGATAAATGAAAAAGCAATAAAACCTAGCAATACAAAAGCACTTAGACAATTTTACATTGATAATGGAATTGATTACGAAATAGTTGATAATCCGTTTGGTTGGGGTGAAAAAATGATGGTTTTATATAATATGAAAAAAATAGTTAACACTATTATAGTTAAGCCTAATGATAAATTAACAACATACGATTTTTAATATGAAACCTAGAATAAAACAACTCTTAAGGGAACGTTTAATGTCACAAGAAGATGAAGTAATTAGACAAGTTTCTGATTTTGTCAACTTTGCAAAAGAATACTTAGGTATTACAGACGGTATTACCGTTGAACTAGCGTTTCAACGCACACCAGATTTGGTAACAACGGCTTATTATAACTTGGATGGCTTTGTTAAGGTTTATGTTAAAGATAGAGCAATTATTGATGTCTGCCGTTCAATAGCTCATGAATTGGTTCACCACAAACAAAACATTGAAGATAGATTAAATGATGTGCAAGCTGATGGGGAAGACGGTTCTCCAATAGAAAACGAAGCCAATGCCGTGGCGGGTATTATAATACGTAAATACGGCAAATTACACCCAGAATTATACGCTTAATATGCCATATACAGTAAAAAGAAATTGCGTTTACAAAAAAGATGGTGGAGCCAAAGTTGGTTGTACAAAAGGAAGTGTTAAAAAAT